ACCTTCAACTGCATAGACTAATTCTTGAGAGTTAATTTGGTCTATACCAAATACTAATGAATCGCTTTCATCAATACGAACCGTAATGTATCTTAATGACTCACCTCGAAGTCCTCTGCAAGATACTCCAATTAACTTACCATCTTTATTTTTAAATGGTATCACTAATCTAGGTTCATGGCTTTGAATTGTATTTTCATATCTGTCATTAAGTGATTCTACTTTCTTAATATCATCAACAAACCAAAGTCGCTCCAAAGCTAGAGTAGGTATTTGTCTATCACTACAAAACTTTCTAACCTCTGAATCTATAGGCTGATCAATTACCTTACTAAAAATGTCAGGTATTTTATTTGGATCTGGTGCTTCTTTAAAGAAGGTTGGTTCTTTAAAGTGACTTTTAAATTCGTCATCTAATGTTGCATGTGCTTTCTTATTCTCACCATTAGCATATCGTTCTAATGCATATTCACGGTATAGCTGTTGATCAAAGGTCTTTAGGAATGTACCAAAGTGTTGGCTAGCCTCACAATTGTGACACTTATAGAATAGATCATTGGTTTGGCGATAAAAGTAACCACGAGCTCTATTCTTCTTTTTCTGACTATCACCACATATTATACACCTGCAGTTATAGAGGTATTCACCCTTGCGTTTAAAGAGTGGTAATCTATTACCGATAAATCCTAGATATTTGACGTCAATGTATAAGCTCATATTCTTTATTATACATAACTAATCTATAAATTCCAATGAAGGTTTCTTTTTAAACCTATTAAATAAACCGTAAAGAGTTTTCATAGGACATCTTGGCTTATAGTTTTTAGCGCCAGTTGTGGCATAGATAAAATCATCTAATTCTTTAGTTACTTTTATTTCTTTTAGAATGACTACATCAGATGGATCTCTACTACTAAATGTTATATAGAAAAGAGGATCTCCTTCTTTGATTGTAACTTCGTGTCTTCGTTCTGGAAGTTGAATAGCAAAGTCTAAAGGTCTCCACCAGTCACTAATTTTGAATCTACCTGGTATCACTCTAAAGCTATGATGAGCTTTCTCAAACCATGGAGCTGTTACTGTAGCTTCAATATCTTTTTCTTCAGTGAAAAAGATTTGATGGAAGTTGATTGACATAATTGGTTCATCAGTTTCACTATACTGATGGCTTCTCATATTATAGAAGTCCATGCTTTGTACGTGTGGTTCAATAAACTCTATACTTCTTTTATCTGCATCCAGTATAAAATGCGCGTCAAATGGGGATCTTATAACAAATGTATTTCTTGATAGATCTAATGTAGCAGGACAAAGTTTGTAACGATGGTTACCATTTTTGATATGAGTCTCAAATAAGTTCTGAGGTTTAGTTACAAGTAATGTAAGACCTTTAGAATGTACTTCGTTTAGTAATGGTGCCCATCCTACAATTAGTTTAGACATATTCCATCCAGCCTGTCAGGATGTATTTGTCTTCTCCACTTAATACCGGGTTACCACGATGTATATGAGTAAAGTATGCTGGGAATATCACTATCTTACCAGCTTCAGGTTTTACTCTAATACTTTGATTGAGGAATTCTGTTTCGCCACCTTCTTTGATGTCGTTCAAATAAACAATGTAAGCCATGCAACGTCTCATATTATGGACACCGCTGTTTTCTACATGAAAGTGATGATAGCCACCACGATCATTAGCATCATAGCGTTGTATTTGCCAAGCAGTTACAGCATGTTTGCCTAGATACTGACTGACCTGCCAGAATTGTTCACCGTAAGCATTATAAGCATTCTGTAAATGAGTATTGAATTGATATAAGAGATCTCTATAACTATGATAGGCACCTAGCTCAACATCTTTACTATTTTTAGCTGACTTAACAACTTCTCCTGTACCGTCTCGACCAATACGACCCTGCGTAGTTTCATTACGTTTATCGAGATCGTGATAGGCTTCTATGATCTCCTTACACATTTTCTTAGGCACTGCATTTGGTATCATGCCTATAAAGTCTAGGAATTTGGATTCGTTGTTGCTAAAAAGACTCATACTAAAAATCCTTTGATTGTGACAGTAAATCTAGGAACAGGACAGATGACTGCAGGACTCCTAGCTGTATGTGGTATGTTGGAATCAAATACAATGACTCTACCACCCTCTGGCAATACACTTTGTTCTACTTTAGATAAGTCTGAAGTAAAGAATTGAGTTTCACCTGCCCAATCTAAATTCCACTGAGGGTTAGCATAAGCTAAAAATGATATAGCATCTTTATCGTTATCATCTGTGTGCATACCAGTTGGAGTATAAGGAAAGTATACATTGATATAACTACGGTCTATACGAACATTTTTGTTCTTGTATTTTTTAACTAGACCTTCAAATAGTTTATCTAACCCAGTGCGAGATAATTCTTCTGCTGTTAGGTTACAAATAAATCTACTAAGATCGATTGAGCTTACTGAACTTGCACCATGACCAAAACTGTAGAGACTGTTCTTACAAAAGTTAAACAGAGCTTCTTGGTTACTATAATCAATGGCATTATCTACTACGAATATTTTTTCCGTTTTTGATGTATGACCAAACATATTGAAGTTTTTCCCAAAAAGTTAATTTTATCTCAGTTTTATACGGTTCAGTTGGAAACGGTATTCTGTATGGACTAGAATGTCGTTCGGGTATGTCTCTTAGTTCCTGTCTGTATTTCCTGTAACGCTTTTGCATAATCTTATCCGGAAAATCCGGCATCTGAGTATAATCACTTAGATTCAAAGCTGTATTGCGAGTATTACGAACACCTATCCATGCTACTTGTAGATTATGCGTATCATTTGGATCGTTGCTAAGAGGTTTAGCAAACGTCCTAGTAGATGGATTATATTCATCAAATATTTCTGGCACAGGATCATAATCTGTTACATCATGATAATATACACCAGGTTGACCCAAAGGTGCCACAGGTGCTTCAAATACATATCGCACAATACCAAAAGAAATTTCTGCCCAGGTTCTCATTACCAGTTTATAACTACCCTTCCAGCATTTCCTGCAGCTCCACCAGAACCACCACCGTCAAACCCTACAGTCTGACCACCAAGTCCACCAGTGCCAACTCCCCCAGATCCTCCGTTACCACCAGGACCTGAGTTTCCAAAGTTACCTGAATTAGTATTTGTAGCTCCCTGATTACCAGCTGCACCACCAGCTATTCCAGCTCCACCTACGCCACCTGGTACGGTTGATCCTTTACCAACACCAATCTGAGTTGGTGGTTCGCCAGCTGTAGCTGCAGCTATACTGGATAAACTTCCTACAAAGGTAGTTCCAGCACCACCACCACCAACACCTACTCCAGGCGCAGCTCCACCATCAGATACTTGTACAAAATGACTACTACCACCAATTACATCTACTGTAAAACTTTGTTGTCCAGATCCACCGCCGCCACCACCTGCTGCTCGACCTGAGTTATTATCAAAGCTGTTTCGTGAACCACTACCACCCCCTGCACCACCGCCACCATACAGTACTCCACTAATGGTATTAACACCAGTTGGGACTGTAAAAGTACCTGACACATTAAATGTTTGTGAGCCAGGTCCTGGATAACCATTATGGACTTCTCTCCAAACTCCAGCATCCTTGACATAGACAACAGTAGCCTCTCTCCAAAGACCTGAGATCTTTATATAGGCATTCCAGATGAGTCTAAAGACTGACGAATTTTTAACATGTAACGTCATTGTTAGTCCTTAGGATTTGATAGTTTGATGGCTTCTATTTCTGAAAGGAGTTGATTGAATTTATCTGGTAAACTTTCATTTTTAGATAACGCATCTATTGCAGAAATAATTGCGTCTAGCTGATCGCCTACTGTAGTTCTATTTAAGTATTGATACTTTCGTCTATCTTTATAGGTTCCATTAACAATCCAAGAATTAGTTGAATTGTCCCACTTATAGCTGATACCAAACGGTTCAAGATATAAATCTTTTGGAGGGAAAGAAGGAACTTCTGTTAGACCATCTTTAGGTAAGACTTGTTGTCCAACATAGAATCCGTTTTCATCTACAGCGTGCTTAGGAGTAACTGATGAAGTGTTATTTGTATTTAAATTAACAGTTTCTAAACGTTTTTCGTTTTCATTTAAAAAATCAGATAAGACTTCTGGATCATCCAAGTCATTAAAAAACTTTTCTATGAGTAAGATATCATTATTAGTAAGATCTTCATATACATACTGATTATTAAAATTTAAAACAACCTTTCTGTATAGATTTACTTCTGGTTCATAATTAAGATATGAATAACTAAAACCTAAGAATGGTATACTCTTAAGGTTATAGGTAGTGCCGTTAAGTTTTATTTTTATTTCGTTTTGGGATATAACAATCATTATTAAGTCCTATTAAACGTATTTGTACCAAATGTCACCATCATTACCACCAGTAGGATTTCCAGTTGATACTGTTCTTACACCAAAGCCATTACTTGTTGTAACCAATGTTACATAAGATGAATTGACAGAAATAACACCACCAGCTACAGTAATACTTGTATTGTCTGGTCTGACAGTACCAGTTGCACTTGGAGTAGCTGTTGTAACAGGAACAACACTAATTGTTCCAGATGAATTAATTAGAATGGTTGTGCCATCTGGACGAACGGTACCAAGGAAGCTCGATGTAGCTTGATTGAATTCGCCACCTCTTACTCCCTTTCTAAGGTTTGAATTACTTAAGAAATTTGTACTCATTATACTGTGCTTCCAAATAAACTAAAGCTAACACTTGTTGTGCTTGCTTGAACATTGACTTCATCGGCTTCATCTAAGGCAATCCCTATTGTTAAAAATAGGCTATCGTTTGCTTGAATAGTATGGTCATAAACAATGTAGTGTTTATTATCTATAGATTCACCGTTAGGTTGAACTGAGACTCTAACAAGCGTAGCTATAGCTCCCTGATTACATACGCTCAGTGTGCTACAAAATGCTTGTGTAGCAGCAGGGACGGTGTAAAGGGATGTTATAACTCCTGTCGTGACAGGATTTGCTTGTCCTAATACTTTATAGAGTGCCATAAGTTATATTTATCTTTTTAATAATTTTTTTAGTTACCTACATATTTGACTGTAAAATTAGTTGAACCATTACCAAATGTACTTGGAGATAGTGGATAAGTTATTCCAATAATTCCAGTAAACGTGTTATAAGCACCAAGTTGCCATGTGCCTCCAGTATTTCCAGCACCAGCACCATCGCTGTCAGTTCCTCTTTCACTATTCTGGGAACGCGATACTTGAAATCCTGATGATAACGTAAATCGCAAATCAGAATCAGGAGATCCACCACCTTTAGTGTAGAATGGTGCTGATGCAAAAGCTAATGGATACGTGGCATATATTGATGTAATAAAATTATTAATATTATTTCCAGCATTCCAACTATAAGTGAATACATCAGTTCCTATAGGATATGGATATCTCGTCCATATTCTAACACCATTAACATTAACTTCTTGCATAGCAACCCCATTAACATTTACTCCTGGAGAGTAATCTACAATAGTTGTGCCGTTTATAATTAGTGGCATAATTAGTCAGAAGTAAAAATACTAACAGTAGTCCCAGTTACAACAATTCTTACTACACCTCTCGTGGATGGAGTAGCATAAGGAGCTACATTGAAGTTGACCGAAACCACTCCAGATGTTACGAGTATACTTGTACCGTTTGGTCTAACAATACCAGCAGCGCTGGCATTTGCTATGTTGGCACTGATAAGTCCCGATGTTACCAATACGCTAGTTCCATCTACACTGACGTTAGCACTAATAACACCTGAAGTAATTAAAATACTTGTACCATCAGGTCTTACAGCACCAAAGTTACTTGTTGTAGCTAATGTAAAGCTACCACCAGGAATAAGACTTAAGACTCCATTTTGTACTGAAATACTAGTGTTATCAGGTCTAATCATACCAACAGAACTTGTCGTTGCTATGTTATAGACGCTAGCAACATTAGTTGTATCTATAACTACTTCAGATCCTGATATCGTAAATGCAAAGCTAGATGTACTTGCAAAGACACCAATGATGTCAGTGGGAGCTAAACTTAAACCGATAGTAAGTAATAAACTATCATATGGTTGAATTGAAGCATCATAAACAATAAATGTTTTTGTGGTAGAAGTAATGCCAGCTGGCCGTACAGCTATACGACAGGTACCGGTAGTTGCACCAGTATTACAAACATTAAGAATGCTAGCAAAAGCCATAAAACCACTAGGAACAGTATACAAAATTGCTTCTGTATTACTTGTTAGTGGATTTGCTTGTCCTAAGACTTTATACGAATTGGCTGCCATTATATTCCTTTATACAATCCTGTTCCGTATACAACAATACTTGTTGTTGCAGGAGGGACTGGACCTATAGTTGTGTTTACAGCTGTAAATCTAAAAATATCTGTTAGTCCAGAAACATTGCTATTACTGTTTGGTGTTATAGAAATAGTAACACCACTTGAAGGACCAGCTGATACATTGAATGTATTTCCAGTTGTAGTTTGTCTAATAAAGACTTCCGTACTTATACTTTTACCAGGAGGTGGTAAGCTCAAGAATGTAAGATTGGTTACGTTTTCATCTTGATATATGTAATTAGTTGGAAAATTAAAATCTATAACAAGTGTGCTGCCTGTTGCTGTAGATTGTCTGATATTACCAAATTTTTTAAGTTCTGAATCTTCTACTGTTTGTCCTGAAACGACAGTAATAGAAGTAGCTCCTGTAATATATTGTACAGATTGGTATCCTATTGTAAATGACGTTACGTTATAATTTACAGAGTTTTGAGCTACAACAAACCCTGGGCTACCAAATTTACCATCTTTACCTACGCTAATAGTTATAGAGGTTCCAGAAGTCACACTTTGTAGTAAGTACCAATCTCCATTACTAACATCAAACGATACTGTAGCTCCTGCATTTCCTGATTGTATAGCTGAGCCATTTTTAATTAATCTATAATTAGAAGACGGATACAGGATACGAGTTTCTGTTGAGGTAACACCACTTACGACCTGAGAAACAACATTGTTATATCTAACATCTGGACCTATTATGACTAAGCTAGTTTGCCCTAAATTTAGTTCATCAGCTACCCATGCATTGATATGAGCTATTTCAGTAAATCCAGTAGTACGTGTGTCATCTAAAGAATAAAAGAAGGTGTATCCATTTATGTCACAAGATATAAGAGAAGTTGATGCTAAGCTACTAAGAGTATTAATTAATGTTGGAGATTGATATCCAGCAACAAATACTGAAAACTCATCAAAACCAATTGTAGCATCATAATACAATCCACCACTAGTTGTACTAGCATTGTATGTTGCTGAAGAGGTTGCATTGTAAAGATAAAACCCATCACCGAATACAATGTTTTCAGTTGTAAAAGGATAGGTTGCAAGAGTACTGGAGACTGTATTATTTACATCGTTAATAGTAATACCAATTGTGTTACCAGTGTTGTCTAATACTTGACCACCAGCTGGTAAAACAATGGTGCCACTACTATTAAACACAAGATTGTTGGGATATTCTATTCTTCCATCACTAAAATACTGAACACCGTTAGGATTTGTATAAACTAAAAATCCAGGATCGCTACCATTATAAGTTGTAGAGGAAGTATCGTATCCAATACTCAATTCAGAAAAAGTAAAGTTGTTGTTAATTGTATTAGATGAATAATTTATATCTAATGCGCTAGTGTTTGTTTCTGTAACATTGATACCAACGGCGTTTGTTACTGCTATATTAATTGTTAAGGTCGTACCAGTTACAGTAAAATCAGAACCTTCTGTTAAATATATAATTTGTGGAATTCCAGCTCTAGTAATACTAGCATTGTGTGTTAAACCATTTGTTGCGGAAGAAGATAAAGCAAAAGTAGTTCCTGGTGAAATAGTTATCGTACTAAAGAAAACTTGTAAAAGAGATTCTTGAGTAGGAAAAACAGGTGTATTTAATACTTCAGCTACATGAGTAATGCTTGAATAATTAACTAAAAGAGTACTTCCAATAGATAGATTAGTAACACTTGTAATAGTGGAACCTACTGGATTTGTAATTCTAATAATTGAATCTGATATAACAGAGACACTGCTAAATGCAGTTCCTGTTGTTAAACTTGTTGATGATGTTCCACTGTAAAAAACAAATCCTGGTGCTAAAGTTAGAGGTTCGATAACGTCAGTTTGATTATTTAAATTATTAACAAAAGCTAAAGTGGCGTAGCTTGTAAGCTGACTACTTAACGAATTGTTTGTAACATAGCTTGATAACGTACTTGTTAAGTTTACATTAGTTACATAACTAGTAAGAAAGCTTGATGTTAGATAATTTGATAGTGTACTTGTTAAGTTAGCATTAGTTACATAACTAGTAAGTGTAGAGGTTAAGTTAGCATTGGTTGTATAGTTTGATAAAGTGCTTGTAAGATTAGCATTAGTTGTATAGTTAGATAAAGTACTAGTTAAACTGACATTAAGAGTATAACTTGCTAACGTGCTTGTAAGATTACTATTTGTTGTATAGCTTACTAAAACTGTTGTTAGATATTCTATAGTAGAATAGCTTGTTAGCCTACTTGTTAGAGAAGCTTCTGTAACAAGAGGACTACCCCCTGGAGTTACACCATCCATAACAACTACAGTAGCTTTACTAGTATCTATATAAAGTTCACGAGCTGATCCTGTAAGACCAGAAAGACTCGTAGTACTATAAGCTATAAACTGTAGGGTGGTTGCCATTATTTCACCACTATTTCAAACATATTACCAAATTTTGTTAAGAGCCAACCTCCAGCAATTCCAGCACCTAACAAAATATAACGCCACTTTTCAAGATCAACTATTCGATCCTCTAAAGTCTTTTGCTTTGAATTATGAAACTCTTGATCTACTTTCAATTCATTTTTAAGATCATTAATACCTGATACGATACGAGTTTCTGTGGCACTGATTTCAGTACTTAATTCTCTTTGTACTGTTGTGATACGACTATGTAATTCCTTGATATCGTCAGCCATTTCGTTTCGTCTCTGCTCTAGTAATTGAAATAGATCTTCTTGTTTTCGTTCTGTTTGATTAATTTTTTCATCATGAACAGCTAAAATCTGACGAACGTCAGCTGCAACGTTAATAAGTTTATCTAATTGTTCTTGAGGTTTCATGCTAGTATTTATCTCTGTTCAATCCAGGTAATAGCAGCTAGTGCATCTTTACCAGTATTGGGGCTAGATATGGCTAGTGTTAGAGTGTCGCTTGTTGTACCCATGTTGCCACGGCCAATCTGATATACGGTATTTGCATCTAATCTAATACTTGTGCCGCCTCCACCAATAACGAATCCTGAGTCAAGATCTACGCCGTTAGTATACGTAGTGGCACTAGTATCAAACTGTGTAAATGCATTGCTATCCGGCATGTTTACAAAGTTGGCGCCAGACAATGTGGCATTACGAATTAGTTTGTAAAATACATTAGTGTTATCTACAGTAGCAGCCTGGAAGAATGTGGGTAACACAATACCTTTTAATGCGTTTGGTTTTAACCTAATACTGAGTATTGGATAAAAAGTGTTGGCCGCAGCCATTCTAGTTCCTCCAATAGGGTTAGTAATGTTTTGTGCAATGCCCAATTTGGTGGCTTCACCTTCCGATACAAGACTGTTGGATCCTTGATATAAGTAGTGCGTGCCTGCTACTCCTGTCAAATTTTCTATCTCTAACCTAATTGGCAAGAACGGTGTTGAACTCCAGGGAAGTGATGTAACATTACCGTGATTAAACGTGTGGATGATCTGGGTTGATCCGTTGATCACATACCCAATAATGATCTGTCCAGCACCATACCACTCATATTCAAAACTTACCATCTGTGCTTTGGTTGGATCAGCAATAATGCCACTGCGACCTGTTCCGTCCAACTTATCGCCGTTCCATTGACTGCGAGGTATACGATTTTCAACCACCATACCCGATGTGCTGGTACGCACTACTACATTGTATTGAGGTAAGCCATCGGAACCTAAGACTCCAGCATCTTCAAAGTAAAACCCGTTGTTTTCATCAAATAGTCCTATGCGTCTTCGTATCCCTGTTACAGGAGTTTGAAATCTTACAGCATAGGTCAACTTAGAACTGCGACCTGGAATGTATCGCATCACATTACGAGTTTGTCTTACGACTTTAGATCCAAGTTGCCCATCGACTGCCATATCTATCCAGTCGGTATTAGTGTTCCAAGTGGCTGTGCCGCCAGACGTGGTGCTTTCATCCCAGACATCTGTTTCTTTACCGTATTGAAATGTGTTAAAGAAATCAGTTTGATAATTTGATACTTTAAGACGATTCTTGCTGGTATATTCGTTTTTATCTTTGAAAAGATATGTCATACTATTCTCCATCCATCACGGTATATTAAATGAATTGCACCGTTGTTAATTTCTAATCTAAAACCATCAGGATCATTGTCAACATTGCCAATCACTGTAATTGGAAATGCTTCACATCTACCCGATTCATCTTTAATAATAACATCTCGGCCAGAGGATAAATTCTGTGTTGGTAACGTAATATAACTTAGGCCAGCGTAGTTGACACCAATATAGTAATCTTTACGACCGATTGTATAAGATGATGTTGTGACTAGTTTTGTAGGCATGTCGAGGTTATAAACCTGAGCAGCACCACCGCCAGGGCCAGTAGCTGCAATTCGACTAACCCAGTTTTCAAGATATTTTAACTTTTGTTCTAGTGCCGCAGTCTCTGCTGGCATTTGTGGGTCTGGTTTAACTAATGTTGCCTCTTGGTGTACTTGTCTTGTAATAGAGCTCGCTACTTTGTCTACCACTGTTTCTTTCTTTTGAAAGAGTTCTTCAACAATTGTAATCGGTTCTTCAATCTCTTCTTTTGCTACTTCTTCAATCTTTTCTACTTGTTCGGTTGTTAAAGGTCCATCATCAAGCTCATACTTTGGAGCTTCAAATATTGGAGCTAAATCTTTAGCTACACTTTCTTTAATTCGTTTTCTTAGTTTTTCTTGACGGGATGATAGGTCTTCAATTTCTTCTAACAAAGCGCTATCAGGCTCTTGATTAAGAGCTTTACTTAGATTGAGTAGGGATTGGAGTTCTTTAAGTCTGTCCATTAGTTGGTCTTCTTCGTCTTATCTTTTTACCCAACATAATGTCTCGACCAGCTAAATTAGGATTTGGATTTGGTGTTGCTTGTCCTGAAAAGCCACCACCAACAGCATTAGCTATTTCTTCACTGTGCATTCTAAATGTAAGCATACTAGATCCATTTAGATAATTTGTTACTTCATTGATTTGTTCTTGATTTGCCGATCTTTTAATAAACTCAGATTCTAAGAATACAGGTTCATCTTTATCTTCTGCATGTTCTCTTACTAAAGAAAGAGCTGCAGCATAGCTTGCAATTTTTCTATTCTCTACAGGAACTTTTTGGATAATGCGCTTTAATCTAAAGATCATTCGATCTAAGATTGTGTAGGCATCTTTTTCTGCAACAGTATTGAGGTCGTTCCATTTCTTTAAGACTGTACCATTGGCATCAATAATACCTAAACGGTAAGCGTCGGTCTCGTCGAATGGAGTTGTGAGCTTTCTAAGAATTCGATAAGTAATAACAGCATCTACAAATCTGGACATCAAATCTTCCTTAATAATTCTACAATATGTTGATCAAGCGTTATATCAGAGGATTTGACATTCTGACCTCTCACTCGAACAATATCAGGCATATAATTTAAAAAAACCAGGAAGGTTTTTAGCTCTGGCCAAAACTTTTCCTGGATCTTAAAAAATAACATATGGGTGGCAGAATCTGCCCCAAACACATTGTATAAAACTACCAAGTGATTAATTATTAATCGTTCTTTAATATCACCAGTAAGTTTGTAACGTCCAAGAAGTCTTTTGACATATCTTAGTCGTTTTAGGTCGTCTTCAAATTCTCTTAAACCACTACAGCTAGGATTATCATAGCTTTTAATGGCAAACATGATGAAGTTTTCATTTGTCAAATCAATCATTATAAATGTATTTAGTCTAAGTTATCGTGACCCAACTTGTCCCGTTATACCACTGAAAAGCATTCAAAGTAGTATTGATAATAGTTGAACCAGTCACTGCAACAGCAACAGTTGATGTAGTGTAAACAGGCAAAACTAATACTGTAGTAAAAGCTGTACTTAAACTACGAGTTAGGCTGCTAACAGAAATTTTCTTGCTTGTATTACCCTGAACCACGTAGAGCAGGTCTGACGACACTGCTCCCGTAGCAAAGGTTAGTTCGCTGAGCTTTTGATCAGCCATGATTTATCCTTAAGCTGTTACAGTTACGCCTGTACTACCACTTGCAGCTGCAGTAGCTCTAACAATCGCACTAGTTACAACTACAGTTTGTGATGTAATTGCTGTTTGACCAAAGTCATTCACACCTTGTGTAATAGTTTGAGCTGGGATTCTGTATGTTATAGCAGTTGAACTGCCTACAGAGAATGTATAGTCAATGAAGTTGCTTGTAGTATTACCTGCTCTTGTAGCTGTAATGTTTACAATACTTGTAGCTGTATTATATTGCTGAACAATTAATGTACCAGTTGTAGTTGGTGTGATTCTTTCGTTCCATACAACACGAACTCTACCAGTAGCACCAGTTGAGTAACTTGTGCTTAAGAAGTATACAGCAGAAATTGTTGCTGTAGCCAATTTGCTACTTGCAGCATCGCCACCACTTAGGTTACGAATTGCTACCAACACTTCTGTTGTTCCATCAGCTCTTGTTATTTCCCAACCCTTTGTTGTAGCAAAGACTCGGCTTTTTTCCTCTTCAGTCAAATTTTTTGGTTTTGACTCTTCGGTTGTATTAGCGCCCCATTGTGGCATAATTTCTTCTCCTTAAATTACTTATTTGCTATATTTATATTAACTAGCAGCTTGCATTGACTGAACTTTAGTAGAACTTCCGTGATAAACGTGTCTTGATTTCTTACCATCTGGGCGAGTTACTACAAAACTGTATTCCATATCACCATTTTTCATTTTTGATTGCTTATCAGAAACCTTGTTACCACCCTTTTCGTGAGCAGCAATTTTATCAGTGATTTCCTTAGACATCATGGCTTCTAAGAATACTTCTTCGTTTTTAGCTTTGAAGCCAGCATCTACTTTATTGAAGAATGCTTTCTTTTCTTCTGGAGTTTTAAAGTCGGCTACAGAAGAAATACCGTGTTTCTTCATGTAAGCTCTGAAGTATGAATCGTAACCTTTCTCAGCTTCTTGGATTTCAAAAGACAGTGGAGCATAAGTGATAGTTTCATCAACTGCTTCTAACACTTCTTCTACTTCTTCCTTAGCCATTTTCTTCTTTTGATATTTCTTCATTTGAAGATATGCTTTTGAAAGTTCGTTTACTTCTTCTACTTCTTCTTTAACACCGGACTTAACAATTTCTTTTTCACCACCAACTTTAGCTCCAGCAACCATTCCTGGTGTAGCTTCATTTGGTATAGTGTTATTAGTAGCAGCCTTAGCAGCTTCTAATGCTTTTTCTTTCTCTTTGTCATTCTCAGTGTTACGACTATTGTCACCTTCTAAAGCTTCAGCTACTTTTTTTTTTGCTTTTGAATGCATGTGCATTTCTGATTGAAGAACCTTAAGCTCTGAAACAGGAACACCTTTTTCTACACCATGTGGGAATTCAATATCGTACCAAGCAATATTGCCATAACGATCTGGATCTGCATGCTCTTCTGAGATGCAATTACCTTGACCCCATTCAGCGTGTTCAACGTGTTTAGCACAATTGTGAACAACTTTACCGTCGTCCTTCATCATGCTCGCTTCTTTAACTTCTGCTGTTTCTTCTTGAATTTGTGCAGGCTTATACATTGCCTTCACTGTTTCAATAACTGTTTTTAAGTTCTTTGTATCCATTGCCTTCGTTCTCCTGTTAATTTTTACTTTTATTCTTTCCCTGAACCATATTTATTCTCCAATGAGCGAGTTGTTTTGCTCTTGGACTAGCGGTTTCACTACTACGAATCTTCTTCAATTGTGCTATTGTTTTGCCTCTTAATCCTAAACGACCCATATCTCCCTTGTCTTCTGGATTACGGCCATCTTGAAAATTTTCAACAAAGCTCTTAAATCTTTTCACTACCAAGCCTTACAGGACCAATATCTTGCTTTTGTTTTAGATCCTGGAGTATCACAATTGTGTCTTGCTCTAAAACTCTTACGTCTTGCAGGTATGTTTTTCTTAATTGTCATATTTGGATCACCAAAATTGACTTTCTTTACATTACCTGTTGATGGATCCTTCACATATACAGATCTCTTTTTAGGTCCATCTGGCGTCAGAAACGGTTTATTTAAGTTTTTTTTTTCTTCTTCTTTTAAAGCTTCTTTAGCAGCATCAAGTGTTGTATAAAAAGTCTTTTTCATACCTTTTTTATATGCTGCAAATGAGTTATCGGAGTATTTTTCAATGTGATCTTCTCCGCTCTTATAAACAACTGGTCCACCACTTTCTTTAACTACTTGTCCAGGAGTTAGCTTTAATAACTTTTTTGTTAATGCAGGTGTTCCTATATCATTTTCAGGACCAAGCTCTTCATTAACATTGGCTTCCATATAGTTTGCAGCAGAGCTAATATAGTCTTCTGCTTTTGTAATCTTAGATTGTACCCATTCAGGAAGATTAGTATTCTCTTCCATCATGTCATGAAGACGTTTGGCATTGTACATAATACTTCTAAGATCAGACATTGCCATGTCACCTTCGTAATCATACTCTCTTGGATCTTGAGCTTCTTTTACAGGTACGCAGTTAGGAACTGTGCGACCATTCTTTTCTTTTGTCCCAACTGGCTTATAGCCTTTCCAACATGGATTATTAGTTCTTAAAGATTTAAATGTCTTTTTCATTATACTCCTCCTCCGCCTCCGCCGTCGCCACCACCGCCCCCGCCGTTGCCATCTGAAGCGTCGGCTGAAGAGTCAGAAGCTGGTCCTCCTCTACTTGAACTGCTTTTACCTTTGCTACCACAGAAATGTAACTTACGACCTTTGTAGTAACTTGTATACACGGGAGTACGGCATGCTGCTTCTCTAATAGATCTAAATGTTTTTGATTCGTTTGCTTTTCTAATAGGAGCCCAATAACTTGCATCACCAGTTTGAGTTGAACCATCGGCATATGCAACAGTGTATTTGTTGTTCTCAGCACCAGTTACAGTAGCTAATCTATCAGTCTTAGTACATCTAACTTGGTCACCAATACTATGAGCCATAGCTTCTTCGTAGATATGGTTAATGTGTGACTTAACTGCATCATCTTCTTTTTTAGTAGTGATGGTTGTTGAATGGCCACCTGGATACTCTATGTTAGTCTTTACATTAGATACTCTAATTACTTTTCCACTATTCTTTTTAGCAATAGCTTCTGCCTTACTGTGAATCATGTTATGAGCTGATAGGACATCTTCGCTATCATGAACATGAACAAAGTGAGCATTCTTTGCTTCATCTATAACTTCTTCTTTAACTACTGGCATAACTTTATTTGATGTAAATTCTATATTACTTACTTTAATACCTTTATTGGCATAGTGTGAAGTAATATGTTTATGAGCATTTCTCTCACCACCAGTTCCTTTCATAGAAACATTCTTACTTGATCCATCATTAAATGTTACTGTAGCTCTATACATTGTATGTGGAACACTTGCTATAGCTTTCACAGCAGGATGAATAGGCATTACTGCTTCTTTCTTCATAAGTTTGGAGATAGCTGTTTCCATACCTTTTGCCCTTGCTTTAAGTTTGAATAAAGGTGGATTTGGTTGTCCATCTTTTTCTACAGTCTTCTTAAGATTAGACTTTAAGTAGCTTTTCAAGGTAGAAGACTTAAGCTCATTTACCGTTTCTTCTTTTTGTAAACTTTTTTGATGTTCCATTGCATCGTCGGCATAGGAAGATGCCTTATAAACATGGTAGTCACGTTTATCCATAGATGGCGCTCTTAAAGCTTGTGTAAAGTGGTGAGCTGCCATGTTATGCATGCCTTCTAACTTATTAGGTCCACTTTTACCAGCCTTCAAAGCTTGACCAGCGTGATATTCAGCTCTATTTTTTAGATACCCATCAGATTGTTCTAAAATTTCAAAAGCTTCTTTTGTTGCCAGTCTTGCAAAGTCCATAGAATGATGAGGTCCACCTTTCTCACGATTAGTCCATACACCTACTCGTCGTTTATCTTTACCCCATGGAATATGCGCTTCGTGTGATTCATGATTTTTACCTGACACGTTTGTAAATTCAACATCAGGGTGATGTTGTTTAAGTTTTGATTTCCATTCATCTTTACCTAGCCCCGTATCTTGTGGCCCGTATGATTTTTCGTTTAGATGTGTCTTTAGTGATTTCATACGATACTTAAAAGCGTTCCTGTGATGGATACTGCAAATCTAGCTACAACTTCCTTATCAGCAGAGTCGTGAGCTACATAAATTTTAATAACCTCTTCTACTAATTCGTTTTTCTCTTCCAAACTAATTTTGTTAGCTTTGTAGTCATCTAAGATAGCAATGAGTTCATGAGCAAGGTAACCAATTGGTCCTGGTTCATCTTTACGTTTTAATAATTCATCCATTTATCTACCGCTCCAGGCTTTGTTAAGTACGACAAGTCTTTGTTTAACTAAGTTTAACCAAATCTCGCAAGCACGTTCTGATGAGGTTGTCTTAGCTTTGTTTAAATTTTCCACTATGCTAGCTGTTGATTCTTGTTGTGGATCACCTCTAAATTTAGCATACTCATCTAACCATTCTGCTTTGAAAATAACTGCATCATAGGTTTCAAAGTTTTTCTTATCACCGCATCCTAGTTTATCACTACTTAATTTTGTAGTGACGTAGGCACTAGCTAAAGCTGGATCATGCTCTCTTGGCCAATACTTTTGTACGACTGATACTGCAGCACAACCACTCAACATCGTTGACAACAACATAATATTTATGAAATTTCTCATTTAGTTAAGCTCATTAACATCCATCTATGTTTTTTATGAGCATCTAATCTGTCTTGTAGGAAGTTAGCAAGACCAAGTTCGCCTTGTGCATCTGCTGACATATAGGCTTGTACTAAGCCTTCCATGACGGTATCGTTATCTTGTATAAGGCGTCTAAACATTTCTAAAGCCGCTGGGACAGTGTTATCGTCTTGGATCTTTGTTAGTTCCATAAGCATACGATGAGCAGCTGGCGCATATGCATCTAGCTGTCTTACATGCTCTGCAATAGGATCAACTGCATTAAATAACTCTTCGTAAAGTTCACCTAAGAAATCGTGATACTGTACAAAATCTGGTCCTTCTACATTCCAATGGTAGGAGTGAGACTTAGCATACATTGCAAAAGTATCAGCTTGGACTCGTTTCAAATCATCAACTAACATCTATACCTCCATCTTTCTGTATTGTTTTCTTTTTTGTGTATTCTTGGCATAATTAAAATCTGGAGCTTCTGGATTACCAATGGTTGTTGTGTCACCTGATAGATGAGCTTTTGTCCATGCTAATTGATCTTCAGCATTTGAAGTTGGTCTAACTGCTGTACGTTCTTGAGTAGCAACATCAATTATTTGTTGTTCTTTTACATGCTTAAGACGTTTTAATTCGAGTTGTCTTAGTTTAGGTAAGAGTCTATTACTGATTCTCATGACAGCTGGTTTAGCTTTCCTTACAATCTCTTCAATCCTATTCTTTTCTGCTGCTGAAAGTCTTGACTTATCGCGGCCACGTAAGATACGTTTCATAATAAGCTGACGTGCATGAAGGATAGCTCTCTTCTTTAATCTACCTTGACTACCAACTCGTTTCATTGCAATTTTCTTAGCAATTTCACGTTTAGCTCTAGTCTTTAAGAATTCCATTTTCTTCTTCATACGTTGAGCTGCTGTTAGATCTTCATCAAGATCAATGGATTCTTCCATCTCTTGAGGTTCTTGTTTGTCGTAGATATGTTTAATATCTTCCCATTCTAATTGATCAATATGCTTCTCAATTTCTTTTAGGTCATCATCATTAAGATGCAATTCGTTTGGTGTTAGTACTTTGTTTGTTGTTTGTTCAAATTGGTATGATTCTTCTTTAGGATCTTCACTATCGCCATGGATAGCATTCATCATAGCATGTGCGTGTTTTTCCATGTATGCTTCGTGATTTTCAAGATCATCTAACTCCTCTAATGCCTGAGCAGCATCTCTCATATGAGAAACAAATGAAGAAACCATGTGATCATCAATCTCATCTGGATTGTCTAATGCATATTCTTCGATGTCTAGGTAGTGAGCTGTTTTATCTAAAGCTACTAAAACTAATTGTTGGTCTTTTGATTCGTCATCTAAAAGGCGATCAAATTCTTTTTGTGCCATGACACAGAAGTGCAATCTATCCATGTGAGCCTTTTTAACGTCAGCTGGATATGCTTCTGTAACATAATTTGCAAATGTAGGAATGCGTCTTGCTTCCATTTTAGGTTCTTCCTTAATAATTGTTTCTACGTCTGATATCCATCGTTTAAAACTCAAGTCTTCATTAATCTCTAATGTAACATAAGTTGGACCTCTGTATACAATCTTACCAATAAGGCCTGTGTGAAGATCTTTTACATCTTCTTTCAAGTTTAAAATGTTTCCAGCCTTATATTCTTCTCGTAACTCTTCTGGAATTTCTTTATCTGCTTGATCGAGCTCAATCTTGTCTATTGTTTTAAAAATGCCTAATTTACTATTAAAGTATTCAACAAGTTTATAGATATTTTTAGCTTTGTCTGCTTCTGCAGCAATTACAATAGAATCAAAATTCTGTTTATGGACTTCATCCAAAACAAAAATTAGCTCTTCGTCTTTTATATTTTTAATGGAAACGTCTGGAGGATTAGCGATAGTCTCTTCGCTAAAGTTTAAGATGACGGTTTTAAGTTGTGGTACTTCTTTCAGTACCGATCTAAAGCTCTTCATAACATCCATTAAAATAAAAGTGATATGATGTATTTATATAAGTTTAATGCTATGAAAAGGGAAACACCTTGGGAATACCGACAATTTAATCAGTATTCCCAAGGTGTTTTAGGTCTTGGGGAGTTAGAAAAAAGGATTAACTAACTCTTGGTCTATTCCGTGGATCTACATCCTGGGATAGATTAGCTTGCAAAGAATGCTGGGGCACCCTTTTGTCTATACATTGACATAGTACGTTTTGAGCGTGAATTTGACTCTAACATATAAATGTTTTTGTTGTCAGAACCACGGCGTGCTAAAATAGCATAGCCTTCATCACGCATTTCAGCAATACGTGCTGAAACTGTTGCTCGTGTTGTTTTAGCAATCTTAGCTAGTTTAACGCTAGAAATGCCATTGTCGTTTGTACGTAACGCATTCAAAATGATATCATATTTTGACATAACTACTCCTTCGAAGTGCTGCTTACTAGGTGCCTTTTTTGTCGCAGCGTTTCCAAAAAAAGCATTTAAAAATGAACTTTTAATAACCATAATTTTCCCCTAAAATAATATACAAAACAACCACTAATCCTATGATAGAAGTAATAAAAACTAAAGTATCACCTAAATGAGATTTTCTTTTAGGACCAAATACTTCTTGATATTGCTCATCATCCCACTTGTAATCATACATAATAAAGCTCCCTTTTTAGTCAAATAAACCAGGTCGATTCAACATTCGATCAGCAGCATGATACTTAACCATGTACTCTTTAAACCTTGTTTCAACCCACTCTCTTGCATCACCCTCTTTACCACTTGCAACATCATATGGAATTAAGTGCATTGCACAGTAATATCCAAATAGCATGACATAAAGTAGATATGACATATTCCCCTTACTGACAAACTTGTCAACGTCTTCTTTATATCGATCTACAATCCTAACTAATTCACTCATTTTTTCTTTTCAAAATAAGTTTGACATTCGACACACATAGTAACTCCAGGAACAGCAGCTCTTCGCTTCTTAGGTATTTCAACGCCACATTCTTCACAATGGCTTAGTCCTGGACCTGTTTTAATTTTGGATCTGATGTCTGCTACAGCATTCATGTGTAGATGAATAGCATGAAGCTGACCCATTTCAGACTCTTCTAGGTTTTCGTTCTGGAAGCTTTCAACTTCCAGATTTTTGTTGTTGTTCATTGATGGCCTTTTTTTGTTGTTCTTCTAACCACTCTTGGTGTTCTAATTCTTGTTGGTGAGCCCAACCCTGCATATCATTATCATCCATGATATTCCTCAACTAGCCTACCGATGAGGTTAAGGTTGTTTGAAGCCCATTGATTGATTTGTTCGATTGGAATTTCTGAGATAAAATCTGCGTCTGCTTGATCCATAATGTATTCCCTAACTGCGCTAGGGATATGATCATGATCTTTGAATAACATCACTGTGTTCATAATAAGCTCCTTTTTTAACTTACAAGGACATTGTAGAGGAATTGTGACAAAAAGTCAACTATCTAAAAAAGTCCTTACAAATCAAGGAGTTAATCTTCTTCGTGATTTATAACATTATCTGCCATGTTAGCACTGAGGCTCGGGACTGATTTCTTAAATTTTCCAGGTTTAATCTCGTCATTCTTGCGATCAACAAAAATAATGCCAGCTTTTTCAAGTTCTTGAATAGTAACCTTTGCGCCCAATCCTAAGCCTATTCTCCAGCCTAGTTCATAAAGTAACCAAGCGAAAATAAGCCAACCTAAACTCATTGCTATCCACATACAGTTCTCCTAGTTCTTTTCCATGACGGTCACATATGGTAACCATTTGTGGACGTTTTTCAATACTCTATCGTGTACAGGCTTCCATTTTAAACCCTTGAACGCCTTTCTATAATACCCGTAGCTCGTTAAAAGTCTTCGCTTTTCAATTGTTCGTAATACTTCATAGGGATCCAAGTTTGAATAATGATACTTTATTTCCATGGCAATGTCATGTCCAAAAGTATCCATTTCATCAAACATACTTAAATATTCTAAGTGCTCTTTTGCAGCACCAGTTTTTCTGTGATTGATTGGTTGATAATAGTCGAATTTGTAGTTATCAGCATCGCGTCTACTAAATTGACTTTTGTGAATGAGTTCGTGTTGTATTGCTTGAGATATCACAAAAAGAGTGTGGCGGACATTAGTGCGACTCCAGTTGAAATACTGACCACCCTTTTCACTAAATTCTAAGATCATTTCAATTGGAAGATTTCTACGGTTCCAATAATAGAAGGCCTTAATCCAATAATCTTCTGCTTTGAGTTTTGGGTTTTTCTCCCAAAGAACTATAACACCAAATGGTTTTAACACCTCTTGCAATTGACGGACAATAGTCGACTTTCGCATGTGGCCTTTCCATCGATCCTCAAGCGCAAGTAACTTTTTATCTATTTTCTTAGCAAGATACAAAGTCCCTCCCTTGTGAATGTTATTTGAGGCCATCTGTTTTATTTATAGTTTAAATGAGCTGAAGTCCTTCTTTAATTTATCGCTACCAAAACTTTTATCTTTGTCACTTATTGTAACTTGACCGCTTTGGCTGATGTTAGTTTGAGCATGATCTTCTACGTCATAGAGCTTCATTTTTGCTCTATCGACTCCGATCACAAATTTACGATTAGTCGTAGGATCATTATATCTATTCTTTAACTGTTTAACCATAAACTGATTAAGCTTTTCTAATTCATCATCAGTCATAATAGCAAACATAAAATCTACTGTTGCAGGAAGACCAAATGATTCAGATGTATCAGTTAGATCAACATCTGAGTTTGCATAGCCACCTCTTGTTGTTTGTGTAGCACTTAAGATAGGTACATTAGATTCAACAGCCAATCCTCTTAGTTCTTCTGCTATCGATTTAATGTAGGTGTATGAATTAACTCCAGCTCCTTGCTTCATTCTTGAGCTAGTACAAATGTTAAGGTAATCAATAATAATGACATCAGGATGGAAGCTTTGTTTTAAAGATAACTCATTTAGAAGAGCTTTAAAGTGACCGACATGAGCACCTGCTGTTGGATATTCTTTAATGATCAAACGACCTTGAGTCTTAGCTTTGATCTTTTCCATTCTATTTTCATATAGGTTCTTAGGTAGATCTTTCAATTGATCCATCTCTAAGTTCATAAGATTAGCATCA